GCTCAGTTGGTAGAGCAAAGGACTGAAAATCCTTGTGTCCCCGGTTCGATTCCTGGTGGCACCACGAAAAAACTCGACTTCGGTCGGGTTTTTTGCTTATATAGCAGATTATCAGCGGATTACTTACGCCCCGTCGGTAGTCAATTTTCAAACAATGTCGGCACAAATGTAGGCTCAAAATCAGAGCGTTACAAAAAATGTCGTCACAAAAGTTGGCACACCCAAAATGGCGAAAGTAACAATCAAGCGGCGAAATGAGAGCGAAAGAGCGGACGGCCGCGCCGCTCTGTATGCGGTGTTAAACATCGAGCGTATAAAAATCCGCCTCCCTCTGGATATAGCGGTAACGGGTGCGGAATGGGACCCGGTAACGGAGAGAATCAAGGGGCGCGGTCAGGAGGTAAAAGATAAGAACCTTATAATTTCCAACACGAAAGCGAAAATCTCGGACATACTCGTCCGGGCGAGGCTCACGGGCGAAACACTCACGAAAGACAGTTTTCTCGCGCTCTACCGTCGTCCGGGTGAAACGATGAATTTTCTTGAATACGCCTTCCGGCACCTCGACGAGCTGCGCACGGCCATGCAGCCCGAAACAATCCGGCACCACAAAGCGGCGTTAACGAAACTCCAGCACTATAACCCACGGCTCCAGATAGCCGAGATAACGCCCGAATGGCTGCGCGTATATGCCGCCCACCTCCGAGATAAGCACAATAACAACGCCGGAACAATACGCAAAAATATGTGCGTTATCCGTATGCACTATTATGCGGCTATGAGAGCCGGGAAAGTGAAGGTTAACCCGTTCGAGGTGTATCGGGTTCCGGCCGCCGACCCTGCTGTTATATTTCTTACCGAACAGGAATTAAACAAACTGACAAGCCTCTATCGCTCCGCCATTCTTGACGAAGGAGAACAGGACGTGCTTCGCTTCTTCCTGTTTATGACATTCACGGCCATGCACATATCCGACGCCAGAGCGTTGCAGATAGAGCAGATAAGCGGCGGCGAAATCCATTACCAGAGAATCAAGACACGCACGCGCGTAAATATGCCGCTATCGCGTCCGGCGGCTGAATTGGCCGAATACTACCGCGACGGACGGTATCGTGGCAATCTGTTCAGGAAATTGCCGACGGACCAGGCGTTCAACAGAATAATAAAAAGAATCTGTAAACGTGAAGGTATCGAAAAAGCGGTCAGCGCGAAAGCTGCCCGGCACACCTTCGCCACCCTTTACTACAAAAAGAACTCCGGCGACCTTGGCACTCTTTCAAAACTCTTGGGGCATACCTCGGTAACAACCACCATGATATACGCCCACATAATGAAAGAAAACCGCGTCGCCGGGGTGTCTGCCTTCGACGATATGTTATAACTCGTATTGGGAGTAATCGACGGCGTTTTTCGCTTCGATTCCTGCGGCTCGGCACTCTTTGATGTGCGTCCACATGGCTGCGACCATATCGCCCAGTTCGTCGGCAGCGGCTGCGTCCGTATCAGCCTCCAGCAGTCCGATGAACGGGGCGCGGTCGATTTCGCCGGTCTTATCGAGCGAGTACACCGCAAACAGAAAATTACGCTGTGCCGCGTCTGTCAGCCTTACCTTCCGTCCATTCCAAAAGAACGTATTAGCGATTCGGTCCTGGGTCTGTGCGTCGAAATACTCCGCCACTGCGTCGCGTATCTCGTCAATAGTCGGACGGCCGTCGGTAATCATTTCAACGGCCAGCCATCCGCGCTCCTCGTCGCGGTGGTGATTCCAGCGCACCGCCCAGCGGTCGCGGCGTGGGTTTATGCACTCGATAGGCGCAAGCACCTCGGAACATGATATTTCTCTCGTTTTCATGTCGATATATTGTTAAGTGAAAAGATATTCGGTAAAATTACCCTGTGCGTTACGCGCCATAGTCACCTTATTCTCGCCCAGTAGTTCCTTTTCTTTCAGCGCGTCGCATATATCGCACATATCAGGATAGCCGGTAAAGAATTTAACCACGTCGCCCTTCTTCAGGGGTAAGTTACAGGCCGCAAGCTGCGCCCGGTTCGGGACGATAAGACGGGCGCAAACGAGATATTTCGTTTTCTCCTTTGCCTCCGTGTCACCGTTGGCCACCGCTTCCTTGTGTTCTCTACGCGACCACTTTGTCGAAACGCCTGTTTGTAAATCCAGAATACAAAGCGTCGAGCCTACGAGCGCGTTAAGAGTGACCTCGCGGCAAGTAAAATTTTTCTGACCGTTCCGACGCACTCCCGGCGATGTCGAGATACCGAGGTCGGCCAACGATTTAAGATTTGAGTAATCAGCCATTTTTAAGCCTGTTATTTTGTAAAAAAGATGTTTAGCGTCTGCGTGTTTGCAGAGCGAGTAAAACGACGCGAGTATTTCAGCGCGTCGGCGTTTGCTTTTGATTTTGTGGAGGCGACGGGCTGCCTTCTTCTTGTTGCGCTTACGAATACGAGTATAATCCTTGTAAATGTCATATCCGACAAAGTCGATACCCTGTGAAACCGGGTAAATACGTTCATTCGCTTTCACCTTCAGCCCTATGCCCTCGACCTGTTCGTGAACGATACCGCTCAATTTCCAAAGTGTCGGCTTATCACAACCGAACGCCCTCTTATCGTCACAATAACGATAATAAAATTTGAAGCGGTGTTTGTCCTTAACGTGGTGGTCGAGCCATACCGATAAAAGGAGGTTGCCGAAATGTTGGGAGCTGCGTAACCCAATAGACAGCCCACGGACGAGGAAACGCACAAACCGTTCCAGAAGGGTAAGGATTATCGGCCCTTTGAATAAGCGGCGTAACGTGTCCATCATGATGTCCTGCAATATGCTTTCGTAGAATTTCGTAATATCGTCCTCGTAAACATATTGTATTTCATCGGGGTATAATTCGAGGTCGCGGCGTATCAGCTTCAGAAGGTCGTGCGTACCACGGTTTTTCAGCGATGCCCCGGTGGTTCGTATCAACTTTTTGAACGTCAGTTCCTCGACGATATTCATTATTGCATGAATACCTATTTTTTCATAATACGAGTAAAGGAATTGAATCCGCCGTTTCTTCCCTCCTTCGGTAATTATCTCCTCTCCGTAGGAGGTAAGTCGAAACACGCCCGCCGATATTTCAGCGGCCAGCCATGCCTCTATCCCGTCGATATGCGCAAGAATCTCGCGCCCCTGTTTAGACTGCTTTCGGGCAGTTCCACGGAGTACGGCTGCAATAGATTCCCGGATATTGGACGGGGCGACAATCAGCGGAATTATTTCGGAATCCTTTATACGTTTCATGTTGTTTGTTTTGCCTTCATTTTCCGGGGCCTAAGTTATTCGGCTGCCATTGCTGGCCCTACTAAACTCCACCCCTGCGCGTGATGTTTCGGCGTTCCGTCCTGTGGACGGCTGTGCCGTGGCTCTCTCCCCTGCTTCTCGCTGACGATACGAGAAACTATATATTTTCGATTTTGGCAAATTAACGCTTTGAGTGCAAGGCGCGACCCGTTCCACGCGTTCGTGTTCGATGAATCGTTGTTCGCGTTCGTGTACGAAACACCGGCGTTCGAGTTGGCGTTGTTGTTGGAGCGGTACACCACACGGGCCGACGACGATTGGGGAAATCTACCATTTCGGGGGCTGCTCTGCGGTGGGAGGGCTGCGCCCTCGTGTATCGTTTAACATCATACGTTCAAGTTTATTCGGTTAGGCTATGGCCTCGGCCTCCAAGAAGGCCGCGACGTTTAACGTATATTCGATTTCTCCGATGAAGGCAAGGCGCGACCCGATCCACGCGTACGTGTTCGATGAATCGCTGCCCGCGCTCGCGCACGAAACACCGGCGCTCGAGACGGCGTCGCCGCTGGAGCGGCACACCACACGGGCCGACGAGTTGGAACACCAGAATTTGTCGCCGTAGTGGGTTGTTTCTGTGGCGTTGAGCAACACCGGCACCACGTCCATGAAACGACCGTTATGTAATTCGGTAATCCATGAATCGGAGATTGTACCACTCTTGACGGTTCTTTCTTCACCGGTTCCGTACTCGGTAAATTTCCAAACGTAGTAATCGGAGGTAACTCCGCCCATCCATTCTGCGACATTGCCCCAAAGATTTTCGTAACCTATGGCGTTGATAGATGTCGCATTTCGTAACGTCTGCGTATCGTCGTAATACCAGCCTCCGGCCGCACCGATAGCATTAGCCGGGTTCGCTATGGTGTCCTTCATGCCGAGGAAGGCGGTCAAGCCTTGAACGGTAGTATTTGAGCCGGAGCCATATCCGCACACGCTTGAACTGTCACGGTCGCCATAGTTGGCCCAGAACAAACAAGCAATATCGCGGTGCATTGGGTACGTTATCGGGGTGAATCCCTCACCACGTCTGCGGCAGTAATCAACGAACTGCGATTGTGATACGCTGACGGTCGCCGAAACGCCCGTAATACTGCGAATCTGCAAATTACCGTAATAGGCTTTCACAACACCGGCAAGCCATTGGCCGGTTCGCCATGCGTCCGGCTCGATAGCGTGAATCTCCGGCGAGGTGGTAAGCCATACGAAGGAGAAAGGAGCGTCGGCGCGGCAGGTGAACGCGATTTTTTCAGCGTTGGCCGGAACGGAGGTAAACAGGTAAGAGCCTTCGGTCATTCGTCCGCTATTGGCTGCGGCACGACCCACCACGTTGTTGTCTGCGTCGAGGAACACCGCGCCGTAAACCGATGAGTTCACGGCCGGCCATCGTGCTTGCTTGTAACCCTTCACCGGGGCAACATATACGCGGTAATCATCGTAAACCGCGAGGCAGTCGTCAAAGGTGGTGTAAGTGGTAGCCACTCGGCAAGCTGCGCGGTCGTGCAACTCCATATCTTCCGGGTAAAGTTTACGGCCCTCCGGCTGCGTTACAGCCTTCAGAGAGCTGAAGCAGTGGTAATGGCAACGGTTAATAAAATCGTCGATACCCTTGCACCAACGGTCAGGCTCGTACATCATGAAATCGCCTTCGTCGGCCTTCGTCGGGTGGTTGAAACCTTGTGTATTGGCCTCCGTGCCGTCATGATAACGGCGGCTATCGGTATCGTCAAGCGGACAAACGAGCATTTTGCCGGACGCTACATATTTAGCCATTACGCGGTGACGCTTCGCCATGATAGCGGCGACGTGCGCCGACGGTTTGAAAGTGTTGTCGTAGTCGTAGCCCGTTTCGTTATCGAGGTTTGAGATATTTTTTGAATCTGACACCGTTTCGTCGTACTTGATAACCGTCCATTCCGGCTGCTTTATGTTCAGTTCGGGGAAATGGGCCTGTAACTCGTTGAACTCCGATTCTTCGAGGTATTTCGTGAGTTGGTAAGTACCTACGAGGCGGCAAGTCGTCACGTTGTTACCGTTTTCATCGACACCCTTCATCGTCAGGAACTTGCGGAGGAGTTCACCGCGACCGCTCTCGTCTATGCCCGTAACACGGAGGTAGGTCGTAGAGGGGCAACGGTTGAGAAGGGTCTGCCAGTCAATCAGCGGACAGTTATCAACGACAAGGCGAGTAACCGCCGGAGTTCCGGAGAAGGTCAGCGCGTCGGGCGCGAGGTTCTGAAGGTATCGTAATTCGAGCGTCTGGAGCGAGGCCGGTAACTTTGCCGTTGACATCGTTCCGCCTTGTGCGAATATCACGTTTGTAAGCTGCGTATCTGCCGCGTCGAGAGTTTCGAGTTTACGATTTTCGGCCAGATTCAGAGAGGTAAGGCCGTTCAGTCCGTTAACATCAAGAGAACGGAGGTTCCGGCAATTTTCGAGAATCAGGCCTGTGAGAGCCTTCTGCCCAGTCGAGCAAGAAGCGTCAAGATTGCGGAGGCGAATACACTTGTTAAGGTTAAGCGTTCCGACAATAGCGTGACTTATGTCCGTAAGGTTGAGCGACTGAATACGAGAGGCCCCGTAAATGTTCTGCGGGTCGTTGATGATAAGATTTTGTTTGAAGGTAAGAGTTATTTCGTCACCTTGGCCATTTGCACGGAGGCCAGAAACCGTGGGGTCGCCGTTGGTGTAGCCATAGCCGAAACAAAATCTTTCCGCCGCCGTTATCTTCATGCTGCGAGGATTCGCCGCAAAGTTATACGAGAAATACACCGGGAACGCGTCGTCGCGGTATGTGCCGGCGCAATACTCCGAATCCAGAAGGTTGAAGCGGTTAACGATTGTATAGGTACGATGAGCGTAGCGCGAACCCTGAAGGGCGTAGAGATAGTCGCGCCCTTCTTCGATGAGCGGAAGAATATATTTATATTCTCCGTCCTTATTGTAGATACGTTCGCACCATTCGCCCATAAATTGGTTGTTGAACACGTCCAGAACGTACTCCGTTGACATCACCGAACGGATAGAACGGGCAACCTCGGCGAGTTTTTCGGGGCAACCGCGAACGAGTTCCCAGAGTACCGAATCATGTCCGGCGAAACAGTACGCGCCTTGGCTCTCGTCCACGGTATCGAAATCAATCATGTAATCGAATTTCAGGTACGAATCGTTTCGTTCGCCGAAAAGCGTATCCATATCGTAGGGCAAAATGTACCATATAAGGCCATCCCACGTTGCGAACATCATGTTTTTCGCGCGGTTATCCACCGCCATGAAATAGTTCGTCAGCGCGTACCATGCGAACGGGGCTTCATTGGCGAAATACTGCGTATATTCGCGGAGGAATTTCGACGGATTGCCCTTACAACTCTGAATCCACGACCATAAGCGTATAACTGCCGCTTTGTCGTCCTCGTGAGCGTCTGCCCATTTGGTGTCGGCCTTAAATCGGAACTCCAATTCATCATCGAAATTCGTCATGTCAGCCGTGCCGAACAGACAGAGAGCCGCCGAGTTGTTCAGGAACTCGACACAGATACAGCGATTACGTTCACCGCCGAGGGCTGCTTCATCGTTGAAACCTTCGATACCCTCGAACCCGTAAACTTGGTGCGATTCCGATTTCTCGTTGTTGAAATTGTATTTACCGAGGAATTTCGCCACTCCCTCGCCGTTGTTGTCGTAGAAAAGGTTTATCGGGAAACCGTCAACGCCCACGCGCACATCGTAGTCACCTTTATAGGCAGCTTGCGGGGGTGTGAGCCAGCCACAGCGGCGGAAAATATCGTTAACTATACGAACGCCGCCGGTGTTGTGCGTACTCGACGAATCCGAAAAATCCGCCTTCAGACAGAAGATTGATACAGGACGCGCCCCCGGCTTGAAACTGTAAGTCATATCCGGAACCGGAACTCCGTTAACCTCCAGAGTGCAACCGTATTGCTCTCGGAGTAAATAGATACGGTAGTTTTTACGCGGGTATGTCGTCGAACTGGTACCCTGTATTCGCAAACCTACATTACGGGCAACGAAATCGTATTCCTTGCCGTAGGGCGAATAAAAGTATATATCAACCGTAACCTCGAATTTCTTGTTATTCGTCTGGTTAACAAGGTCAACATCGCCGACAATGCGCATACAGCCTTTACCCTGTGCGCGGAGTTTGTCGATGTCCACCGCGTCCTCGTCGTTGAGAATGTCGTTTTTCTGGAACAGTATAACCATTTCGTCAGCCGTCGAGCGGTCAACCATAAAGTTAGACAACATTTCATCATCAGAGAGGGCGCGGTCGTATATGCGCACGTTACGGAGTTCCACGTCTGCCGCGTCAGAACTTACGGTAATTTTAGCCGGGTTTATCTGCATGAGCGAGGCGGCGGCCTGGTACTGGAGTGAGCGGTCGCGAATACCGTTAACATACAGATGTAAAAGGCGGTTTTCGTTTTTGCTCTCAACCACGAACGCTATTTTAATCGGAATATCCGGGGCGAATTTCGTTTCAAGTTCCTGACCGCCTGAAACAACCATACGAGCCTGTTCGGTAGTCATTTCAAGACCCACGCCGTCGGCGAAACACGACATAACAACGCCGTTACGGTCTGACACGTTGGAACACATCAGTTCCGCCTCCACGGTGAAGCCTGTCGCTGTCGCGTCTTTTGCAAACGGGGTATCGTTAATTGTGATACTTGCACCGTTTGTAAGTAAAAGCGCGTCGCCTGTCCATCCGTTGTTGCTCCAGTCGAAACCGTGGAAATCGGTCGTTATACCTTCAAATTCCCAAACGCCCGGATTCCCCTCGGCGTTACTGCGTCCGGCTGCGGACAACCTTACACGAAGGGAATCCGTAACCTCAATTAAATCAATGTCGGATTCTACTACCTCGATGTTAAAGAGGTAATCGGTTTCGCCTGTTTTGAATTTCATCGCCTCCGTTCCGGGAGCGGTGAAACGGTTAGTGTACCGCTGAACGGTGCGCGGTGCTGTTATAGACTGCGTAACCACTCCGTCGTGATATACGTCCATGCTCGCCGGAGTAGTATCGGGGTCGAACACCACAAAATCAAAATCGAGGCGTTCAAACTGACCGATTTCCAGCGTTGGGGTAAGGTAATCGTTATTCTCGAAAATCCGCCCGTCGGGGAAGATAATCATCGTACCGATAAACGGAGCCGGAGCGTAGCCGGTAGCCGGTTTCTTCAGCAGGTCGATAAAAATAGATTCCGAACGGAGTGTAAGAGTGTCCGAGGCTTCGAGTTCGGCGACCATCTGAACGTTGTGCCTCCCGACGGTAAGCCCCGACAACGGTACGGTAAAGCTGCCGTTCGTTTTGCCGGATTTCGTTACCTCCTTTGTGTCGTATGCCTTTCCGTCGAGATATAGGCTTATGGTCTTGCGACCGGAACCCGACACCGTGAATGGAATCGCAACGGTATCGTATGGGCCGTAACCGCCTCCGGCGATAGAGTTCGCCAACGAGTAGGCACTTGAAAGGGCCAGCGTCCTAGCCTTGACGCGGGCGGTAGCCTGACGGGTGCGCGTGGCTCCTGTTTCCGGGTCGATTACAGAGGCTTTGACCGTGATATCGGTTGTTCCGCTTCGGACGTAGCTTGTTATGTCGAGTTCATAATCACCTGCGGCCACGTCGTTGAGAGTGGTCGTAAAAGTCGTAACCGCGCCGTTCTTGACTGTAATTTCGATGTCGGCTCGTTGGCCGGTCGATTCTCCGCCTTGGTCGCCGCCGAGATACTGGTGGTCGTATCGGTAAAGGAGTTTAACGGGGCTACCCTCGCGGATTGTATCGTTATCGACCGAGGCGGAAAGTATGATTTTAGCGGTTGCCCCGGTTTCACCGCTGCCGCCACCCGTACTTACGGGAATATCACACCCGGCAATCTCTTGACGCTTGTCGTTGATGATAGCGAGATGAATCTCCGTACCCTCGTCGTTCATCGTAGCGTCAAGGTCGGCGACTGTTTTACCCTGAAGGTCGGTGATTGCTTGCGTAATTACGTTATTCTGTACCGGGTTGGTTGATGTTTCGTTTAGAGTTTCGTCCACCTCCACCTCGTCAACGGTGATATTTACGATACCTTCAGCGTCGGGGTTTACGGGGGTGTTGTTGAGTTTAATCCCGGTAATTGTACCCTTTCCGCCGGTGTCCTCCCAGCTCTCCGCCTTTTCCCATTGGGTGAGCGTCGAACCTTTGAACTGCTTCGTTTCCCAGTCGCCTGTGCCGAGGCGGTAGGTTATCCAGCGACCGAGAGCGCGGTGAGTGGCCGGAACCGCCTCGATAGCGGCCTGAAGGTCGTAGAATCCATTTTCGGGCGGAACAAGTTCCGTCACGTTTATAAGATTACCCGCGCCCTTTTGGCCTACGCCCTGCCAATCCTCCCAATCTGCCGCCGCTGTCAAGTCTGCGGCTTTACCGTTGCGGAATTTCAAGCCTCCGGCGGTAAACAGATATTGAACAAAGTGGTACGTTGTCGGTTTTCCTACGGCGTTCGGACCGGCATAACGGTAAACAATAAGAATTTCATCGGTCGGGCCTTCCAGAAAATAGAATCCCGCTTCGGTGAGCGCGTTCAGATTGTAGCCGTTATCTTCAACCTTGAAACCGGCTTCGAGGAGTTCGGTTTTATATTGGAGGTCACTAATCGAATAGCCTTGTTCGCGTATTTTCTTGGCGTTTTCGGTGATACGCTCGTCAATAGCCGAGAGCAACGCCACAAGGGTGTCCGAATCCTTCACACCATTTAGGAAGGTGATAATTTCGTTAAAATTCTCGATTGCCGTCGATGCGTTCTTGCCGAGAAGGTTGTTAATTGCCGTTCGGTTAGTGGCTGCGGCCGTCTGCGCGTCTGAAGCTTTTCGCGTCACCGTCTGGAGAGCGAGCTTAAGCGTGTCGATAGTGCGTTGCAGAGCCGCGTCGGCTGCCTGTCGTTCGGCTTTCTCGGTTGCTACCGCCGAGTTATTCGTCAAAAGGTCTTTATATCCCTTATTGAGAAAATCGAACACACGGGCGACCATCTCGTTTGTAACGCTTTCGGGGTCCTCGGCGTTCCAGATAACCGTTATAAGGTTATCAATAAACTGTTGTGTCGTGTCTGCCATTGTGATAATGAGTTAATTAAATTGTTTGCTGAACTGCTTCGAGAATACTCGCGGTTTGCGGCCTTCCGTTCCGTCGATGATGTCTTGCATGATGTTGGTTTCATCTTCCGCCATTTGCAACTTGACGGTGAATTTTTGGGGCGTTTCCGGACGCGGCTTGTATTTGAGTTCCTCGATAGAGGGTATAACTTTAACCGGGAGTTCCGAGAGGTCGAGCAAATAAACCTCCTCGCTGCCTATCATATCCATGAGGAAACGGACGGTATCAGCCCGCATAACTCCGGTTTCGATTGTTAGCGATTGGGGGCGTGTGATACGTTCGCGGTCGGCGGTGAAATCGTCGGTTTCAGCGTCGTATCTGCTGAATCTTGCTTCATCGGCTGCGGCGTAATCGGGTGTAATGGTAAGTTCTCCGGCGAGTTCGATAATCTCGAATACACCGAGAGAATTGCGGAATTTCAGGCGGTAGCGTTCCCGTGCCGGGTCGCTCCGCTCAATTACTATGCTACAAGAGTATTGCGAGGGGTCGCCCTTGTATATGTCGAAACTATTCGACAAAACTCCGTATTCATCGAAAAACTGTTTTCGTAGCGCGTCAATATCAAGCGCAAAAATACCGTTGTCGAAATTCCCGTCTTGTATTAGAGTTTTGCCCGTCGTTCGTTCTACAACGGTCATATACAGAAATCTCTCCAGACTTATGAAATAGAGCGGATAAAGTTCCGTTTCCTTCATCACTATGCGCCACCCTGCGGTTCGGGTTGTCATAAAAAAGTTATTGGCGTTGTTGAGAAAACGGGCCTCGAAAGCGTCGGTTTTCATTCTGGCATAACGTCGGTAATTCTGACGCGAAACGCCTCCGGCGATAATAAGGCACTCCCATTCGTCCAGATTATCCTCGGTAATATCAACGTAAATTTTGCGTTCGGAAATCGTGCCGTTGTCCTCGACCTCACGAACTCCGTTTATGTGGTACGACATTATCGGTTCGCCGATAGTGTAGGCGTATGCGTCCACAATCTCGGAGATATTGACGCTAAAGGGCTGGTTATAACGACCCACATAGCGTTGGTTCATGCCGCTGGCATAGACGGTGAACGGAATCCCGGTAATAGGATTGTAGTCGTCAACCGTCAAGCTGCTGCGTAGCAATATCGGATTTTTTGAAAAGGCGATACCCTTTTTTACATTTGAATCCATTGTAAGCGGGTTTAAGGTTTGGCCGTAACCATGAGTATAGAACCGGTGAAGGAGATTTCAACGGGGTGAGCGTTAATAAACTCGTCGCGCTCGGTACTGGGTGTTGTCAGGAACTTGTAAAACTGTTCCTTATTCCCCACATTCGTTTCACGCCACACTTCGTAGAGGGCGTTAACGTCTGCCGCTTGTGGGGCTGCTGTTATGTTATTGGCTTCCATGATTGCAAATTTCATTGAATTGCCACGGAGGGCAAAGGACTAACGATGCGCACTTACGAGCGTTACGGTATAGGTGATTGTAATAGTGATTTGTCCTAACGGGATTTCGCCCGGCTCCGTTTCGTAATGGTCCGGGTCGCCTTCTGAAACGTCGTGCAGTTCCCATATTTCGTAGGTGGCGCGGGCCTGGTACTGGCGCGTTCTGGTCGCTCCCTCCATATTACAAGTACCGTCCGCGTTGTACGGGTCGGATTCCCACGTTAAGCCGGTTTTCTGCACAGTTACAGGCATGGCGAGGCCGGGCCATGTGTAAATATTTGGTGCTTGATAGTCCGGGTTAGCATTTTTCCACGCCTTGATTGCGGCGTTTTTGCTCTCGGTTGAGTTATAAACCGTCTGAAGGGTGTCCGAAACGTATTTCCAGTAATAGTCGGTATCTAACAAAGTAAAATTCGGTATATTCTGTTCAGTGGCGATGTTGTACGTTCCTTGCGTTTGAATTGTCCGTAACTTGATTTCCACGGCAATCTCTTTACCACCGGGCAAAGAATAGTTAACGGTATCAATCAGGCAGCGCACACCCTTGAACATTACCGGGCGGAACATATCGAGCTGCTGAATCTCTTGCAGCTTTAGGCGGCCTTTAATTTCAATCGTTCGCGCTCCATGCCTCAAAATTTCATCATACTGCCGCCAATACTTATCGAACAGGCCGCCTTTATACTGAAACAGTAGGGAGGTTGTGTGCTGCTTTCCGTCCTTGAACGTGTCGCCTGTCACTGACGCGAACCGGCCTTCTGTACTGTCGTAGCTCGTTTCAATTCCGGTAAAAGCGAACATAAACGCCAGCGGCGTATCTCCACCCTCCGGTCCGTCAGAACCTTTAATATAACTGTGGTTGTGACGCATACCTTTCAGATAAAAAGGTACGTCGTCGGCAAAATCGCCGTAAGTTCCGTAAGCGGTTTTTCGTATCTGGACATGAGCCAGCGGCACAAATTCGTCGTCCGATGTGATTTCTTCAGCCTCTACTCCGGGCGTTTTCGGGTCCCAATTAAAAAAGCTGGTAGAACCTTCCTTCGATTTCCTGTTTACTTTATCATATCTCGACCATACCGCCGTTTTTCGGTTAAAAGTAAAACTTATATTTTCATTTTCGACGACTGAATCACCGATTTGAGAGGAATCGAAATTCTTAAAAAAGTCCTCGAACCGCTCCGTTTCCGGCTCGGCGCAATCTATCGAGGTGGAGGCGGATAACTTGATATATTTACCCTTGTCGTAGTTCACCACCGGCGGCTCGGATATTATATTACTTAAATCCTTTTGAGCCGGTTTGTTGATTATATCGCCAATAAAGGCCATAGTTACGCGGCAAGTGCTGAAATCGACATGATAGACGAGGCCGAAACGCGCCCAGAGGGCGGCCATGAACGCCTCGACCGTCACGTCTGGCATGAGGTCGAAATAATTAACATCTTTCTGACAACAGGAATCAGCGCAATTATTCAGCACGACAAGCCGGGCGAGGTCGTTATCAGTCTTGAACGGATTCGTAGCGATTGACATACCTAAATCGGAAAATATCAACTCCAGAACTCGCCACACCCTTACAAATGGCGTGAACCCGTAGTTTTCCGGGACTGAAACCTCCGTAACCGTTCCGTTGATTGTCCTTGTCACCTTATCGACGCTTCTTAACGCTTTGTATTGCATTGCGGTGCGCGTCCACATATTCAATATTTCGACCTTTTCGGGGTCGATAATAGAATATGTTTCGAGCCATCCTTCTTTGTCGATAGCGGTAACAATAGGGAAAACCGCCAAAGGGTTGGTTTTCGGGTCAGCGTTGTGATATATCTCGTTAAGTTCCGACATCAGGACGGCAAGCGATGAGTGTCGCCACATGGGGAGTGTCGAAAGTTCGGTCAGTTTCTTATTTTTCCATTTTTCGTAGGCGGTGGAGTTGTCGAAACCGACGTTAAAGGTTATACCGTCGCGGCTGTTTGCGCTTGTGTAATTCAGTGTGCCGCGACGTTGGTACGCGCCGTTCTCTATGATACAAGTCCGCTCCGGCTCGTTCGGATTCTCGGCGTTGTCAACTCGGACAACGTGGCCGGTCAGTCGGTTGTTACGCCTCGTCGGTGGAACGGTGGCCGGTATTGATTGGCTGCCTTGGTCGTTAAATATCGGGTTGGTATCTTCAACGGCCATGCTGAAACCTTCGGGGAGGTCGAGAGCTTCCCCTTTGATAAGTATTTTTATCATAGCGGTAATTACTTTTTGTTTCTGGTGAACGGAGCGCGGGCGCGGTCCATCGTTTCCTTCGCGTCCTCTATGTCCTTGTAAACGATATATGCCCGGATTGCCTTTGTTGCCGCCCGGAACTCCTGAACGGCCTTTGTAAATTCCTCCATGCTCAACGAGGGTGCCGGGACGGTATAACCTCCGTCGGCGTAACCGGCGGAAGGAGCGGCGGCCATACCTGAACCGAGGATTTTATTACGGCGTATCGCCTCGATTGTACCCACCGCGTCAACTACGCGAGGGTTGTCCATAATAGGCTTCGGCACGACGTACTCGCCGCGATGAACGACACCCGCAACCTCGTAGCGGTCACCGTCGCCTGTATATCCGCCGTCAGAGTAGCCGGATAGCACTCGTTCAGCCTTGGCCGGAGCGGCAACGGTGCCGGAGCTGCCGGCGGTATTGCTCGGCTGCATATTCTTGATTTTGTCGCGTTCGGCTTTCGCGCTCACTATTTGAGCCACACCGGTAGCCGTCAACATGGCGGCGGCTATAGCTCCACCAATCGGGCCGAGCTGCGCGAAAGCCTGCATTATGGCGACGGCGGTATTTCCTATAATCGTGGAGATTTTAATCGCAAAATCAACATCGGCGTATTTCTTTTGTATTTCGAGTTTCTTGTTTTCCTTTTCTTCTTCGAGGGCTGCAGTGTCCTCTCCGTTATTCTTTGCCTGTTGTATCAAGACATCATATTTCGCGTCACTCTGCGCGATTTCAGCATCTTGTATGGCCGAGAACATCGAGCCGGAAAGATTGGCGTAATAATCGAAATACTTTTTAGCGTTGGTAACGCCTAACTGTAATTTTTTCTTTTCGTAGTCCTTAGTTGAGATAAGGCCCTGACGGTGGTAATTTTCGAGTTGGGCGAGTTCGCGTTCGTACTCGTCGGCCCATGATAGCCCGACAAGTTCCTGAAGCTGCCACATCTGCTCTTGATACTGGTAATTAAGGGCGGCGATACGGCGTTGTTTCTCCGTTTCGAGTGCTACCGCTTGCTCTGTACCTTCTCCGACAACTTTCACCGCTGCGGCGTATGTCTGTTCGATACCTTGACGCTGAAGGTCGAAGGCGTTTTTTATCCCTTCTGCGCTGGTGGTATCGGTAGAGAGTTGGCGGATTTGCTCGACAAGTTTACCCGTATCAGTGAGTAAATTGCTATTCATTTCGCGCATCTTTGTCTCCAACTGTTCACGGGTACGCTGCCACGTTTCCGCGTCCATGCTATAATCGTCCTCCAACTCGTCGTAATACCGTTGCATTTCGGCGAGTTGGTCGGCGTGGCTCTGACGCTGCAAATTAAGGCTGTATAAACTTGCGGCCTCTTGTGAGATTTCGCCTTTTGCCTGAGATTCTTTTATTATAAACTCCTGTTCCGAGTAGAATCGTTTTACTGCGGTCAGTCGATTTTTATAATATTCATCATTTTGCTTTATGATAGCCTTGTCGATTTCCTTTTGAGCTGCCGCCGTCTGTTGTTCGATTTGGGTCTGGGCGGCGTTGATTGCGTCGAGGGTTTTCGTGTGGGTGCTGTCTGTTTTTTCTCGGAGCGTTTCGAGGGCAGCCGAAAGTTCGCGGCCATACCGAATTAACTCCCGGCTCTTCGCGATCGTCTGCTCCGATTGAGTAAGATTTTGTTTATTTATTTCCAGTAGTCGGCGTTGATGAGCGTCGGAAATAGGATTTGTAACCTCGTCGAGAGAATCCGCGCCGTAAGTACCCGGCTCTCTCTTTATCTTATTTTTTCCGAGGAGTTCCTTTTTTTCTTCCTGAAGGAGTTTGATACGTTTCTGAATACGGTCGAGTTCTTCATCACTCTCCGGGTCAATTTTTCGGAGGCGTTTTAACTCTGCGTTAATTTCTTTAATTCTGGTAACGGCCTCCTTTGCTGAATCGTTCAGGGGTTTGAACGGGGCCACCTCCGGTTCAGGGTCGGCGAGGTCGTCGAAAGTAAGGCTAATTTCGTGAAGATATTCCTGAAATTCTTCAAGAGCGCGGGTTTGTTCGGTGCGTTGCTGTTTATACCAGTCAGTAAACGAGCCGGATAATTCTTGTTGCAGTTTCAGTATTTCGGCATTTTCGCTCCTTAATATGCCGTAAGGGTCGTTCGCCCTCATTAAATCTTGGTCGCGTTTAGCCTTGCCGGCTTGCAAAATCGCTAATCGCATACGCTGCTGTTTCCACTTTTCGTAGGCTTCCTGCTGTGCGTCTGCGTCGGCTTTTAATAACTCTTGATATTGGCCTTTTGCGGCTTCGATTCTTAATTTCTTTTCAAGCGACAAAATATAATCGTCGAGGGCTTTTTTATTCTCCCGATAAGCCCCAGTTTCAGAATCAAGTTGAGCCTTGTAGCCCGGAATTATTCGATTCAGTTCATTTATTGCCTTTATACGGTGTTCCTTCGTTTCGAGTTCGTCCATAGCGACACGCCGCAACTCCATAAGGCGGTCGCGTTCCATTTGCGCTTGCGCGTTGGCCTTTGTCACGGCCTCCCGATACTTATTTGTAGCCTCGGTAAGATAGGAGGTTTCGGTCGTAGCCTTCTTTGAAGCGTCTATAAACGACATGATACCCGTAACAAGTAACGCGATACCAGCCAAAACCAAACCGATAGGATTCGACTTTAACGCGGTGTTGAAGGCGTGGGTGGCTGCGGTTGCGAGTTTGGTAACGGATATTTCGGAAATCATCGCTACCTTTTTCGCTACAATATCGGTGATAAACCTTTTTACGGCTGCGGAGGTGGCGATTACCGAAAGTTTATACACCACGAAAGCGGCTACCAGCGCGTTAATAACCGCGATTCCTAATTTTGTTTGTGTGAATAGATTTGTAAACCAACCAATCGCCGAACCGAGTACGGAAATCAATCCTCCAACGGCTTTAACGACAAAACCGAACGCCGTTCCGACGGGTGTCAGTGCATCGATAAACGTACCTAACCAGTTAACTACGGCCGTACCCCACTCGTAGAGAGTTTTCAGGGCTTCGCGGAAATCAAAGAATTTCAAAATTAAGCCCTCCACTGCTGACTGGAATCCGGCGAACGAACCGGCTGCGTTGTCGGCCATTGTCGCGGCCATTTGTTGGAAATCACCGGTACAATCGGTTATCGAATCACGGAGCGCGAGAATTGAATCAGAACCGTTAAGGAAAGTCGAGAACGCGGCCACGCTTCGCTTGTCGGTCAGTTCGAGGGCTTTCGCGAGGTCCACACCTTCCGCGTTAAGTTTGTTCAGCCCGTTAACCAGTTCGTCGAGGTTAGTCACCGGGCCACCGAGGGCTTTCGCGAGGTCGCCGTTAGCGTCTGCCAGATTCAGGAGGATATTACGGGTTGCAGTGGCTGCATTGCTTGCGTCGAATCCGGCGTTTGAGAGTTGGCCGAGGAGTGCGGTCGTTTCTTCGAGGGAGAACCCGAACGCATTGGCAACCGGGCCGACAGTTGACAGCGAAGCCTCCAGCTTGTGAAAATCAAGTGCGCTTTTAGTTGTGGCAACGGCAAAAGAGGCCATCACCGCTTCGGCTTGGTCTGCGTCCTTGTTAAACATACGCATGGCGGCACCGGCGAACGCTGCCGCGCTCGATAGGTCGGTATCGACTGCCTTCGCGAATTTCAGAACCGAGGGGGTCAGTTTCTCTATAACGTCCTGCGTGAATCCGAGTTTTGCGAGTTCGGTCTGAAGGCCGGTAACCTCGGAAGCGGTGGCGGTTGTGGTGCGCCCTAAATATTTCGCTTGGTCGGTCAGGCGTGAAACTCCGTCGATAGTCGTACCTAGTACGGAGGCAAGTTTTGAGTTAGCCCGTTCAAAATCCTGAATAATGTTTGTCAGTTGCTTGAACGCCCCGATAACTTGCGTCATTATCACCATACCCAGGCCCATGAAAAAGCCCTTTATCGAGGTGGCTATCTTATCGAGCGACAAGAGCGAGGCCAGAAAACCGCGTGTCGAACGCTGCGCCTCTGCGAGAGCCTTCTCGGTGCGCCGTATCTGGTCCTCCAACTCTCTGTATCTTTTCGGGTTGGTGGCTTTTGATGTGTTGTTAAGTTCGCGTTTAAGGTTCTTCAGTTCCTTACCGAGCTGCGCCGCCGACATTCTGGAAATGTCGATTTTTTGACGCTCGGTTTCCATAGCCCGCTTGTTGGCCTCAATCTCGCGCGTGTTAGCCTGAATCGTTTCGTTCAGGCGTTTTATTTCCGCCGAGTGGTCGCCTTCGGTAGCGGCAAGGCGTGAAATCTCCTTACGGTGTTCCGCGTTCTGCTTCCGTAGCGCGTCGGTCGCCTTGGTAAGTCGGTGAATTTCCTCTTGTGCCTTCTGTGCTTTAAGGTCGAGTTCGACCGCGATTTTATCGTTATTTAATTTCGCCATGACAAAGGGGGTAATCTTGTTTGCGGCAAAATTACCCCCTTCGGGTTAGTCTATGAAGGACACCTAATTAACGGAAAATCTTCGATAATATCCTATACCATAACGGTAGTTTTCGCGGCTTTTCTTCTTGCCACGTCCATATCTGCTCACCGGATTTATAGCGTCTGACTATTTCAGCAATAGCCAAATATATCATTACACTTACAGCACTTAAAAACAGTGCCGCAAAAAACGCCTGTATTGGAGTTGTGGGGTCGATACGATAGAATACTCCATACCATACAACTACCACGATAGCAAGTAATATATATTTCAGTATCCGTTTCATCGTTCAAGCCCTTTCGTTAAAAATTCGGTAATAAGTTGAGAGGTCGAAACCTTCCGGCGGTCTGCTTCGTCGCGTATGAGGTTTAACAACCATGTGGGCAAAGTGACCGAGATTTTAGTCCTCGGCTCTCCGTCCACTGTTTTACGCCCTGCGCCTTCTCGTGCTCCGCCGCTGCCTATACCGCCCATAACTGTATATTATTTTCGTTTCCACAAAGTTAAGCAAATTATTTGATTTAGGCGACATATTCAAATAAAAAAGTATATGTTATAAAACATAAAACACCTCGCCACGATTTCGGGCGAGGTGCGCAACGAGTTGGAAGGGTTCACCCTTTAGAGGGTGCGCGTGATGAAATGAGCCGCAAGCCATGCGACACCACTACCGAGAACCGCGCCGATGATGTCGGCCACGATGTCCCAGACACAAAAGTGGTTTCCCTTCTGGCGACGGTCGCGGAACTCTTTCCAGATACCGACGGCGAGGGCTACGGTAAAAGCGACAAGAGCGGCCACCCACTCCTTATGTGGCGGAATGTGGGCGATGAGTGCGCCGATGAGTGCGGCGATACAGAACACCACAAAAATGTGCAGGAGTTTATCCTGCCCCTTACTGTCTTTACATACTGACATAATGCAAAAATTTAAGTTAGTGAAAATTGGTTTACTGTGCTGCGGTGTCGTTTCCCTCGTCCGCCTCTGCTTCCTCCGCCTTCTTACGTCGGAGGTCGCGGCGGGCCTGGACGGCCACGGTGATGAACGAGAACACGAACAGGAACAGGGTTTCGACACCGACGGCTGCGAGGATAGCGATTAACGCCATTGCTTTGTACCATGCCCACCAGCCGAAAGCGACACCGGGGGCAACGAGGAGCGCACCCCGAAGGATTGCGCCCACAATAATTTTTACTTTCTTCATTGTTGATAACTTGTTATGACTGTTGATAACTCTCGCGGATAGAATCGGCCAAATTCTTGCGTAACCACGCCGAGAACTCAAACCGTATGTCGTTGAATGTTTCTTTGTAGAGAATCCTCCAGACCGGGCGGTTATAGATTCGGTAATTACCGAGCCGCTTCATGTCGAGGAATCGGAGATATGTCGGGTACTGCGCTTTTGCCGATATGCCGGAGCCGGAGCCGGTTATCGAGAAGGTCGGCGAGGCTAACGCCTGTTGCAGCCTCCCCGAACGGCTCCGGGGTGTTTCGTCGGTGCGGTAGGCTTGTTTTCCATATATCTTGGCGGCGGCTATACGTCGCTGCTCCTTGAATATCCGGCGGAATCCTCGGTTAACGTATTCGGTGAAATACTTTGCTATCTGGTCGGGGTCGTCCATATCAGTAAGATGTTACGTTGAAGGCTATCGACCAACCGGCAAAGCGTCCGTAAAGTTCCGTTTCCGGAGCGGTGTCGATACTGTCAACCTCGACACGCATAACCGGGCATCCTGCTCTCTGGTCGTTGAGCAATATACTTTTTACCTCGTCGATAATCGGCTGTGTCTGCTCCAGCACATCGAAGGAGCTGCGGCGTTGAGGGTCGTATTTCGCCATAACGAAAACCACGCATTTATTCACCTCCTTGAAATTATCGACATTCTTCGCGTTGGATTCAGCCAAAGGAGGAAAAACGAAAAGATTTACAGAGTTCGCCGGTAACGACTGAATTTTCTTACCCATCTGCTCGTCTATGGTGACGGGCAGAACCTCGGTTATAGAATCGACGCGGCGGCCTACTCCTTCCCAATATTCGCGGTACTGTAAGAGATTTATCATATCTTCCCGAAATAGTGGTCGGCTTCGGCTGCTCGGCGTTTCATCAGTCCGGGGAGGGGCTTCAGTACACCGTTAACCCTTGCGTTAACGTGTTTCATGAACTCGGCGCGGATAGTGGGGTCGTTGGGGTCGGCCTTAACCTTGCGGACAAGCGTCGGGGCTTTGACGGTGAGCGACCCGATATTGTAGGATAGGGAAACAAGCGCGTCGAACTGGTCGCCGTTGAGCTGAACCCCGGCAAAGGTCGGCGCTACTGTGGCGGCGAACTTGGTAATATCGGTATCGAAAAGCGCGTCAGCCTCCGCTTGTGTGATTTTCTTGCCGGGGGTGACATCTTTCCCGGTGTGGCCGTAGCCGATTGTGAGAACTCCGGCAGGGCAACGGTAGGCTGTAAGCCGACAGCCTTCCCACGCCTTAATTTTTTTCTTGATTGCGGTTGAAAGTTGCATGATGATTTATTTATTTGGGATGTTACGTTTCTCGTTGAGATATTCAAACTTGCATTTATACAGGTAAATGAGGACGGCCCACATATCGGTGCGCTCCACCTCCGCCACGTTCCCGAACAGTCCGGCGGTAGCGACCTCGAAGGTTATACCGGTCCATCCGGTCTTGTCGTCCGGCTTCTTTCCTCCGCCGGAACTGCGGAAGATAATCCGTAAATCAATTTTCTTTCCGTTGATTTCCACGGGGCCGGCAAGGATTGCCTTCCAGACGGAGGCGAGGAGCGTCGGGGCATGGAACGCCAGAAGGTCGGGCACTTTCTCTCCGTCGGGAATATGGTAGAGCCGCCGGGCAATATGGGCGTAACCTTCAGCCACCTCTTGCTCGTCCATTTGGTGAAGATTCTCGGCTATGGTAAGGCACTCCACAAACTCGCCGTATGTCACACCCTCCAGCCAATCGCCGGGGCCTTGATAGCCTCCGTATGAAGGCAGGAGGTTAACGGGCGTATTGAAATCAAGATGAACGCGGTCGCCTTCAGCCACGAAAAAACCTTCAATCGCTCCGGCCTGTGCTTTCAGTTCCTCGACGTGTTGCGCCTTCAACAACGTGTAATCCGCTTTTCCGAGGCCAATCAGGAAGGAGAGCCAGCGAACACGGAAATAATCGCCGTCAATCACACCCGCGCCCAGAGCATAGGCGAGAAAAACGTAATATTCGTATTGCGCTGGGGTCAATTCGCTGACATGGGTCGGAATTTTGACGGAGCGGCCTCGTGTGGTGATTGTTTCCATTAAAACGACATTCCTTTACTGTGGACAATAGGCCCGGTAATTGATGTATCTACCTCCTCGCCGTCTGCGTCGAGCTGCGCCACGAGCTGCTGAAGGTATTCGAGGGCGCGGGTAGCGTCAGCACCCAGAGAGGCGGCAACCGAGGCGCGGGCCGATTGCTCGGCGCGTAACCTTGATTTTACCGGCTGCGACTGCTGAACCTGTACGATACCCTCCGGAATAACCTCGACCGGAAGGCGTTCCACCGCCTTCTGCATGGTTAGCAAAGCCACTGCGCGGGCTGCTGTTGCCTTCATCAGCGTGAAGGTATCGGAATCCTCACCCGAAAGAATCGGAGCGAGATACTTGCCGAGTACCGGGGCGACGGTTGCGCCCTGAACCTCGCGGATAATAGGAACGAGGGTAACGAAAAGGCGATGAGAACCGATAATGTAGTAATTATCGAACTCCTCCTTACTGCGTATTAACAACCCTTCGCGCTGGCGGTACTTGGGCGATTCAATCCAGAACGGGAACGCCTCGCGGTCTAAGGCTTCGACAAGTGCGTCGGTAGCCTCGTAGGCCAGACGTAAAATATTTTCCTCGTCCTTGAACTCCTGAAGGGCTGTTAACCCTTTTTCGTTTTCTCCGAGGCTTTTCGCCCTTCCTGTATCTCCGTGCTGTGCGTCGAGAGTCGGGATTATCTTCAGCCATGTAAAGAAGGCCACCGCCTGTTGCAGATAAGCCAGAGCGTCAGCCATAGCCGCGTCGTCGCTTTCTCCGTTTTCGTAATAGTCGGCCAGAGCCTCGACCGGTTCACGGCCCACGATTGCGACGACATCACGGATTCCGAACGGAATCAGGGGCCGCCACTTGTCGAAAGTGATACCGTTAGAGATTATTCCGACGGCTGCGGTAATTTCCTCGCTGCCGTTTCCGTCGCGGTCAAATAGTTTCATCGCGTTTCAGTTTATAGGGTTTCCAATCGGCAAAATCATTGTTAAACGAATGGATTTTGTCGAAAATTTCTTCTTTGTAGAACCTTGCCACGCCTTCATCGACTGTTATAACCGTCTGCTCACAACGCGGATTACTGTTAAGGTTTGCCGAACCTTCGACCGCAAAATCAAAGCGTTCACCGAAACCGGCCATAACTTTAGAGTGATTCCGGAACACGGCAACGCGGCCGCCCATGAGCGCGACGGCCTCGCGCAAAGTGTTGTAAACCTCGGCAAACTTGGAATCGAAAATTTCACCGAGATAGAGGTCGAGCCGTCCAATCAATCCGCCGCGCTGCCATTTCAAAAGCGTTTCCGCGTCGGTCAACGCCATAGAGAAGGTGGACAAACAAACATACTCCAGCGGTTGCTGTTTGAGGATAGCCCGGAGATAGGTTAGCGCGTCAACATCGCCGAAAGAAAAACAATGATACGCCTCGCCCGGTGAAAAGTGCCACGGTAGGACATTTTCGAGAAAAAGCTCGGATTTTACGCGGCGTTCAAAGTTGCGCGACATCGAGCGGAACACCCTCGTTTCTTTCCCGGTGTTCTTATACTCGGCGCGTTCCTTGGCCTCGTCCTTGCCTTTGCCTTTGTTCTCCGGCTGCTGCTCCGGGGTGGCGAATAAATCACGCATTTGCTTTCACTCTGTTTTCGGGGTTGACATTTTTTTCGGCCTCTACAACGGTACGATATAGGCCGATTCGTATATCTGTGCCGGGGTGGTTGGTGTCGATGAACTGTTGGAACGGCTTACATAGCACCATATCAGGCACGGCGGTTTCTGTGGCGTTATACACCTTCAGGGCGTAGAGTTTTTCGGAGCCTGAACCGAGTTTTGTATCAAGTATCAAGTTAGAGAGTGAGGGGTCGAGGCCAAAACCGGAGGTCGCGGCGGCCTCTGACTTTTTGCATATTGCCACCATTGCTTCGATGTACTCTTTAACCTTGTTGTCGATAGCGGTAATCTTCCACCCCTCGAAATTGTTAGCCTCCTCGTTCCAGAACTGCGAGGTATGCAGGAACTTGCCCGCGTTCTCCTTGCCGGACATCGAGGCGGCAAATTTCTCCATCGCTGCGTCCTTGAACTCCTCTAACATTTCCTTTTTATAGGGTATGCCCCTTTGCTGACAGGCCATTTTTATCTGTTCCTCGGCGCGGTCCCAATATGACTGGGGCGATTCGATATGTTTCGAGATAGCCGAGGCGTTCTCGTTGTAAGCTGCGAGGAGTGGCGCGAGTGTTCCGGCCAACTCCAGCCAATCGAACGCACCGATAAAGCGCGGTACGCTGTAATGGTCGTGGTTGTAACTGTAAATGTTGTAATATGCCAGCGAAACGGGATATTTCAGAGGGTCGGAGGGGTCAAACAGAGGGTAAACGTGTGAGGTACGAGGGTCGGCCAGCGGCCAATCTGCCACCATCGCTTGTGTAGGCAGCTTATTTTCTCCGGGCCATACGAAACGCACCTTTCCAGCCGGAACGTGTTCGACCCTCGCAATACGCCCGGAGCCGATACGCGCCCCGCGTGAACGTGTGAATTTAACCCAGAACCCCTCCAAATGACAGAGGTCTATCAGACAACGGTGCATTTGTGTGAGGTAGTCGGTAGCCTTCAGGTCGGCGGTAATCTGGTCGTCAACAGCCCACGCCCGGTAAAAGATATTGTTCGCGTCCACAGCGTCGCGGTAGAGCCTCGGACCCTCGCCCCACTGGAGGCCGGCCTTCTTGCCCATGATACCTTCACCGGCGTAGAACTTTTCGAGCAACATACACACACGGTTAGGGAGGTCGTTGTCGCGTCCAAACGGTATTATCGGCGTACCGTTCACGTTCATATATTTATAACCAAACGAGGCGATAGAGCCGCCGCGTAACATGAAGGTCGAGGGTGTGAATCCGCGACCCTTGGCGTTCATGCTGAAGGTGTATATTTCACCGGCTCCATTATCTACGAAACCGAAATTTCCGCTTCTGCGTATCATCTTGCTTAAAGTGTTAGTTTAACACCGTTCGGCGACCGTTGAACTCGGTAATTAAAACCTGCCAGCAATTACGGGCGAGGCCTGTTTCCGTATCGGTGAAAAATAGTTTATAACTTGCGTCTGAAATTTTGTCGTCTTTTGTCTTGGGGCGGATTCGCGCCGCATTGACTTTAACCACGTAGCCACCGTTGCGCGTCTGCCTGTTCCACTTGCGGAAGGTGAGCGAGAACGTACCACCGGCGAGGCTTATCCGCTTCATCTGCTCGATAGCGTCGTAAAGGTCTATCGGCTGCGCTTCTGTTTTATCCACGGCCATACTATGTCGGCGAAAAATAGATATATCAGGTAAAGGAGAATCAGGCCCAGCAATCCGGGGCCGATGATGTTCTCTAAAGATATTGCGGTGTTATTAATTTCCTCCGTAGTTTCTTCCGTTTTCTCGTTGACGGAATCCACCGCGCCGGAACTCTCGGAGTGTCGCGTTGCATTGAGGCCATAAAACCATTTTTGCGCCTCCTTATCTCTTTTCGAGAGGGTCGAAACAATCGCCGAACGCGTCCAAATAATTTTAATAGGTCGTCCGACTGAATCGCGTTTAATCTCGACAGTTCCAGTTGCACCCGTTGAAACGCTTGTTGTGTCGCTCTCTCTGCTTCGCTCGTTTCCTCCGATGAGTACCGAATCGACCCTGGTACTATCTTGCCCAGAGTAATGAAATTCGGTTCTGGTTTCTTCGACTGCCTTTCTATTACTTTTGCAACTTGTGAAAGAATAAGCGGTAAGAATAAGAACAACAAGGGCGAGAACGCCAAAAGGCTGACAAAAAATTTTATTTCCATGTTTCATATATGTGACTTATTGGGGTTGCGTGATTTCGTCGAGGCGTTCCTGAACATTGGCCTTGAACTTGTCGAGTTCGTTAGCGTAGTGGATAGAGATACCCAGAAGGGAGGCGACGAAAATACATACCGTTCCGAACGCGGTTAATACTGAACTATGGATTTCACCCTCCGGCGGTATGAATAAACCGATAAACAGAAGGGAGAGGCCGGCAATCATTGCCACGATTGCCAAAATGTAGATTATAACCTCCTTGAAGGTCAATTTGTCGAACTCTTGTTTTAAGTGTTTCATCGTGATTCGTATTATTTTGCTGCAAAGGTCTTATATATATCGCGCGTAACGAAGGACATGCCCGGAAGCAACAAAAAACGCCCGTTTCACAACGGACGTTCCTTTCTTGGTGGTTGGATAGTGTTTGCTTATGTGGTAAACCTAAATCAATCTTTTACCTTGGGGCTGTATCTTATTCGTCTGTATCTGCTGTTTGAGTGCCACCGTCGGCTTCCAGTTTCCGAATCTCTCCGATTTTCACCATCGCTCTTTCGATGTGTTCGGGAAGGTTGCGGAGTTCTTCGACGTTTTCGGCCACCTCTGAAAAGTGGAGTAAACGGAATATTGCGTAACGTGCCGTGTTGAGGGATTCCCACGCTTCTTTGAAGGCTGTCGTTACCTCCTCAAACGTTGGGATTTCGTTAGCGTCGCAGTCGAGCCGTTCAGGGGCGGCGGTGAGGGTGATACTGTCGAAGGGGTCGACGGGTTCGTTGAGCGGTGCCGGAGAGCCGGCGATGTCGGCAATATCGGAGCGGAGGGCGTTCAGGGCGCGGAGTGTGTACATTGCCTCGTTGTCACTCATGCCGATTTCGTCGGAGTAGTTGAGTATGTAGTTAAACAGGCGGTCGAGGTGGGCGCGGTAGAACTGGTAAGTTCCGCAGGGGTGTTGGAGTGCTTGGATTGCTTTTACAGCGTCGGGGGTGAGGTTGATATTATTTTCCATATCGGTAATTTTTTGTTGTGATTGTTGGTTTACCATTGCTTCAGGCCGAGGCGGTCTTGACGGAGGTCGCGGGCTGTCTGTCGCCATGCCCACGGGGTGAAGGCTGCAAGCCATACCATAGCACCGTAGGCGATTGTGTGAGTGTCGTCGGTGCATACGCCCCACCACGACCATAGCGCGGCGATTACGCTTGCAAAGGTAAACAATTTTTCTGATGTAAGGTAAATAATTCCTTTGATAAGGAGTTTTTTCACTTTCGGCTTGTACGACAAAGCCGGAGCCGGTAACGCTGTTGCTGTTTTCATTTCTCGGTGATGTTTGTAATTTGATGTTTGACGTTTTCGTTAGGACATGAAAAAGGCGACCACCTCTCCATGTCGTCAAACATCACCGAGAAACCGACGGAATAGTCGTGTTAATTAGTGCGGAGGTAGGCGGTCGCCTGTATCGTATGTAATCGGGCATAAAAAACGCCCGAAAGATTTCGAGCCGATTAAACGGCTACTCCAGTTGGGTGACTGGTGATGTTTGACACCGCAAATTTCGGCAGAATAATGTGAACAAAAAAAAAAAAAGCGTTAATAAATGTTATTAACGAAAAGAAAAATAAATTAACATAACAACGCCGAAACCCGTAGGCTCCGGCGCATGGTGCTATGGAGATATTTAACTTACTACTCTTGACAATATGAAGGGTCGATAAGCTCTTTTAATCGTTCTGGGGCGTGTGTTGACACGAACGTAAATTCATCGTCGGTTAATCCTTTAGGTGCATGGAATACGATGTTAATCATTACAAACCATTCTCCGTCGTTTTTCCCTTTATCGGTAATTTGTGCGTAATCGAGATATTTTAACGAGTTAGCTATTTCAAAAGAAATATCACGAGGTATATAACCAATATGAACATCGTCCAAAAGCACTTTCACGGCTGAAGAATCATATTCGTTCTCCGGCTCCGCTACTAAGTTAACAAATTCGTAATCTTCGGCCGCTCTTAACGCGCTGTTAGCTTTCGGGCCACGGTAATTGATACCAACAACGCGGCAACTTTCAGTTTTATAAGTTAGGGTATTAGCTTTTTGTATTAGCGAATCGACTTTTGTCGCTATATCTTCGGGCTTTCTTCCTTTCACGTTCAGGATAAGGATTAACCCCAAAAGAAGCAAGATAATAATTATTGTGGCGGTCATGGCGTAAGATTTTGAATATCTTCCGCCGGTTTTCGGGAGTTTGACAGCGCAAATTTACGGATTTTTCACGGTAATAGGGTGAAAAATTGGAGATTGCAACACAAAAAACGCGGTTTTTGACGTAAAATTTTGCTCCACTTCTCACCAAATACCACAATATCAAGCAACTAAACGCGCCCAAAATGAAAAACGCAATTTTCGACGCGCTCCGTAGGGCGGCCCGCTCTGACGGCCGAAAGTAATTACCACCCCTTACCGGGGGTGAAATGTGAGGTTTTGAATCGTTACGGCGTTATGAGAGGGCGCACACGACACCGCCCGGCGGCTGTGCTGTCGTCGGGCGGTAACATGGTCGGATAATAGTCGGTATGTAGGTCGGTCAGCCGTCGAACTTGTCGGCTACCCACTGCGCTGCCATTGCGTCGGCTCCTGTGTTGGAATCGGCGGCGGCTCGTGTTGCTGTCAACCAACGGCGGCGCATCATCAGGTACTTGAAAGCGTCGGAAAAATTGGTCGATAACCTCGGCAATTTCTTCGCCTCCAGCTTCTCGGATTTCTTCACCTTAGCCACTATCTTGGTACGGCCCCGGTACTTTATCTCGGCTTTTGCTCCCTCGATACTTGAAATCATTTCGGAACAGTTCAGCACATCAACCAGAAGAAGCGGCAATTTCTTATTTTCACCGCGCATAAGTTCGTGCATGAAATTATATTCGGCGTCATGCAGAAGGTTGGACTGTTTTCTTGATTTAAGGTTAACAGTCCAGCCGGTACGCCGCCCGTCGCCGTCCTTCTCGATAGCCTCTTTTATTTGCCGGGCATAGTCAACGCCCTGACGCTGGAGGTTATTACCTGAACGGTCGTAATAGAGGTTCAGCACCTTTGTAGGGTAATCGGCGAAAAAGTCAAGAAACTGGTCGGCAAGTTCACGCATCCAGCCCGGAGGTATCTCGTAGAAATTTTTATGCACACGGTAATATTTACCGTCCTCCTGTCCGATAACCAAAGAAAGCATATTACCGAAATCCATACCGCCGTCGAGAGGTCGGGAGGGGTCGAGGTAACGGAGTTCGTTCCATGTGAACGCCGCTTCACCTGAATAAGTTCCGTCGGTGTACTTGTGTTTATCGCCAAACAGAACGTAAAACCTCGCGTCCTTGCGAACGCCGGGGCGCATACCTAACACGGATTTAAGGAACTCGTGCAGCTCCAACGCGCCATTATAGAGGCGTTTCGCATAATCGACCGTAAGAATGTCGATATTAACGAAACTCGAAATATTCATAAAGAAGGTTTGCCCCTTGCGCAGCTTCAGAAGGCCCTCGGTATAATAGTCGATTTTCTTTTCTACCCTCGCGATCTTGCGTTCATCAGGACGAGGGGCGCGGTTCTCGCGCTCCTGTTTTATCCGTAGGCGGTTGAGTTCCCCGGCGGCTTGCATAATCTTTATAATGCGTTCCGGATTCATTTCGGAGGCATAGCGGAAAAACCAATCATATTCGCCTTCGGTAACGTCGGGCATATCGGTGGTAATGGTAACACCGCCGTAGAGGTGGCAGCGTCCGTAGGTGATAGCGTCGCCGCGTAGGATAGGCAGAACACGGGCCGTCCTTGTATCAGAGGCGTATTTTGCTTCATCAAACAAAAGGTGGGCCACGGATTTACCGGCCAGTAACGAGGGGTTATCGAGAGAGCCGAGGAATATAACCGAGCCATTCCAAAAGCTATAAACGTGCCGGTAATCATCGACAATAACGGAGCAGCGTCGCCGCCACTCCTCCGGGGGCTTCTTACCCTTGATATAGTGAACGCCTTCTATCAGCCCGTTAAGTTTCCAACCGTTTTGTACGGCGGGCATGATGTTATCGACGAGGTTAGAATATGTATTCGCGACGATTGCGACGGGTGCGCCCGGCATGAGGCGCACACAGCGTTCAGAGCGTCGCGCCAGAATAACGGTACTCTTTGCCACACCACGGCCGCCGATAGATACGAAATTTGTCGTATCTATCCAGTCGCAGAAAATCAGCGCGTCAGAGCCGAATTTTACCGGAATATCAGGGTCGTTAAATTTATTCTTCATCGCCAAACTCTTTAGCGTCCTCAATCATGCGGCTTAATAGGTTACGTTTGGTAATACCGGCATCCTCCTTGACACGGCGTAACGATATTTCGGGAATATCCGGTATTGAATCGATAAACGCCTCCAGTTCCTTGCGGTCGGCCTTCGGTGCGCCCATACTTTCGGGGTCGGCGGTATAAATAACCGTTGGAGCAGCGTCGAGGAGTTCCTGCGGAATTTCGGGGGCCTGGTCCTCGTAGCAGCCTCGCAATTTGGCAGCTTCAACCATAAAGCTACGGGCCTCTTTCATTTTACCCATTGACGCGGACAAATTCGCCATATTGTCGAGCCGTTCGGCGTAGAGGTTGCGCCATGCGCGGGGAGTGACATCATCGACGGAATAAAAGAAATTCAGCGCGTCGGAATAGACACGCCGCGCCATCCAGTCTGACAGCCCGTAAACATCAGATTTCAGAACCTTGATAATTCCGGCCTTGGTAACTATGCGATTACCTCCGGGCATCATCATTCGCGCCCGTAGGCCACGAACAAGTTCCATAAGGTTGAAATATTCGCGTTCGGCCGGTGTCAGGCTTTCGAGGTCGCCGGTTTTAAGAATCCGTTCAATCTGGTGGGAATCCAACGCCTCAAAATCAATTCGGGAGGGTTTACGGGGTAAATTCGTCATCGTCCATATTGTTAACGAGTTCATTAAATCGGTTCGTTCGCTGGAGGTTCTGGAGTGCCTTTATAGCCTCTATGTTACCGGCTTTTGCGGCTTCTTGCAGTTTTATCTGGGGTTGAGCGCGTCCGGTTGCACGTCCGGCGGTAATCAGTACGGAGATTGCGGAGCCGGGCACATTTGCAAGAATACAGAAGGCGGCGCGTCGCTCTCGCGTCCATTCCATAGACACGGCGATTTCGTGGGGCATGAATCCCACGGCTGCCAGTTTCATAACCTCGTCCTCCTCCGCTTTCGTCAGAGGAAAGGCCGGTAATGTAGGTTTGTCGTTATTCTCGGTATTCATCTTCGAGGCGTTTACAAGCAGTGTGGTAATATCCTTCGTCTTGCTCCATGAGGATAAAGCGACGGCCGGAGCGGACAGCAGCCACGGCGGTAGAGCCGGAACCGCCGAAAGTGTCGAGAATCACCGCGCCCGGCTCGGTCGCGTCCTCGATAAACTTTTGAATCAGGGCTACCGGCTTTTGCGTGGGGTGAACCTTCGCGCCGTCGGTACTCTTTGCCCCGGAGGTGAAACTCTTTATGTCGGAAATTATGTTTGTTCCGCCGATATTCGCGCCCTTTCCGGCATGGAACAACACAAGTTCGTGTATAAATGCGTAATGATTGCCAGGACCGCTCAATTTATCCCAAACGAGCATATTATGGGCCTTCAGGATTTCATCGAACAGAGGGTAATAAAAAGCATATCCGCGCCAGTCACAGAAAAAGTAAATACAGGCTTCAGGCTTGGCAACTCGGCGGTACTCGTGGAATAAATCACGGTAAAAAGGTCGGCAAATCGACAAGTCGCGGAAATTACCCTTTTGCCCGTTGTGGGTCATACCGAGAAAATAAGGAGGGTCGGTAATAATACAGTCAACAGAGGCCGCCGGGAGCGTCTTTATAACGTCGAGGCAGTCGCCGTTGAACAACGTACCGCCGGGAAATTCGCGGAGGTCAGTCGTTGAAAGATTGTAAGAGGGATAACGATACATTCAGCGCGTCGATTTTCTTGTTAACGATAGAGAGTTGATGCCCGGCCTCGGAGCGGTCGCACGGGTGACAGCCGGAACGGGAGAGGTATTTTGTAAAATATACTCTCGACCGTTCCGCACCCTCGATACCCTCAATTACTTTTTTTTTCGGCGGTCGATTTCCGCCTTCAGTACCTTTTTACGGTTAGACCATTTCACAAAAGCGGCTTCAGCCTTTTCGTTAGGTTGTTTTTTTGCCTTTGCTTCCTCGACCGCCTTTTTCGCCTTGGATTCCTGAACCCCTGCGCTCCGGAGTTGGCCCATAAGGTCAACATCGGAAATTTTTGTCAGGTCCTCGGCGGCTTCCATTTCGCGGAACTTTGCAGCTTTGCCGAGAATCACGCCGTTTTCGCGGTAATATTCGAGTTCGTCCCAGATTTCACGGTTTTTAAGATACTCGGTAACTACTGTTTCGCAATCAGCGGCGGCGGTGGCTGAATCTGCGTCGCCGAGTACCTGAAGGCGGGCGTGTGCAGCCTTGTAGTTTCCGTATGCGGTAAACATATCGGCCACGAGTATCTTCAGTACGTCGGGGCAGTCGGTAGAATTGAGGAAGGGATATTTTTCGCGGAAACGTATCATTTTCCGAACCGGTTCCGGGGCTTCGGCATACTTGGAACGAGCGGCCTCCAGTTCGTCGGTAAGTTCGCCGATACGGTCGGCGTTTTCGTCCATTGCCAACACTCGTTCCTGAAAATCAGGGCTAACAAGTTCGTCAACGGTAACACCGAAAGAATCGGCGAGTTCCATTAACTCCGAATCATCGTTTTTCGCCATCATTTTATAACGTAAAGAAGGGCGGCCGTGAATAACATTGTAGTCAGGCAAAGATGATGTTCCTTGCATGTGTTTGACGGCTTGACGTGGAAGGTGATTAAACTCGATTTCCGACAGTCCGGCAAGTTTACGGAGTTCATCGAAAAGAATTTCACGGATAACGGCGGTATCTTCGACCGCAAACTGACGCTTCAGGCGCAAATTTACGCCGTAACGCTGGTAAAGTGCCACGCCTTCGGCATAATCACGAGGGCCGCAAAGATATGCGGTAATTTCCTTTTTCTGCTCGGTAGTCATAACGGTGTCAGTCGATAATTACCCAATCTTCGGCAAGCATATCAGTTTGCGAGGCCAGCCACCCCGATAAAATTTCTTTTTGAGCGGTTAACATACAAATCGTTCCGAGTGCAGGAATCTCGCCGCCGTTACCTTCGGCGATAGCCTTCAACATAGGGTCTTTGCACCATTCGGCCTTCACGGTGGCGGCCGGTTTGAGCCAGAGGAACATGTTTTTACCGTTCCAGCCCTTACGGGCTACTTTTTTACCCTGTTTCAGGGCTTCGATAGCTTTACCGAAATTCATAAAATTAAGAGTTTAGGTGGTTAAACATTTTAACACTACAAAATTAAGCCCGGTAATTACCAATCAGAAGGACACAAAACGCCCCGGAGGTCGGTAATTCCTTCGGGGCGTGGGTATCAGATAGGTGATTTTCGTCAGGCTGCGACGTAGCGGCTTTGTTCAATCCACATAATACCACCGTCGCCGCTATCGAAAGCGCGGAGGGTGAGCTGTGAGCCTTCGGAGGCGGTGAATACTTTGCCGCCACGGAGGAGGATTTTACCGCCGGTGCCTGAAACGGTAGGCGATGAACCTCCAGCCGCACCGAGGAGGGTAATAACTGCGTCGTGTGCGCCGCCCTCGATTTCGTCGATAACGGCGGCACCGGCGGTGAGCTGGTACTGGCCTTCGGAAATGAACGGCACGACCTGTACCCCTGTTTCAACGACTGAAACAGGCTCTTCGAGGGTCACAGTACCTTTATAAATAAAGATGTCGCTACCCTTTGAAATCTGGGTGAAGGTCATTTCGTTGGTGTTGCTCTCGTTGTTGCCGGTGTAAGAGGGGGTGAGCTTGCACGGGTTGCAGATTGTACCGATAAGGTCGGCGGGCTTGCCGGAACAATAGCGGATAACCACAATGAACTTGCGGTTAATGCTGTTGGCCTTGAACTCGCGCACCTCCTGCTCGTTGCCGGGATGTTCGAACTTAATCGAGGGGGTGAAACCGATTTTGTCGGTATCGCCTTCGGCTGCGCTCGTTACCTCGATTGTGCCCTGTGTCATGTAGATGTTATAACCGTAACGACCGGGCTTCATTACGATGTTATCGGCGATAACCACCCCTTTGTCGTCAGCCGACGGCATGAAAGCGATGTCGTCGATGTCGATAAGTGTCAGCTGGTCGCGCGGCTGAATACCTGTGCCGGGATTGCCTTCGGCGCGTGGTACGGATTTCTTAATATATGTCATATCCTTGAAATATTAACAGTTATGGAATAAAACGGAGGGCGATAGCGGGCGCAGTCGCCCTCCGTGTTTGTCGGTGTGCGGTTATCAGCCGCGGGCCAGCTCGTAAAACTTGCCGTCGGCAGCCTTCACGAGCTGGATAAACGCGCCCGCCTTCAGCGTCATGGCGGCGGTGAGAACAAAGTTTCCACCGTTGGCAATGGTCGAGGCGTTGGTGCTTCCGGCTCCGTGGATTGTGTAAACCACCCCGGCTACTGCGTCGGTCAGGTCGGTGATTGCTGTCGCCTTAGTGTTGGCTGCGGTGATAAACACGGTCGCGCCCTGAACGCTTGGGGCGGTTGCGTCTGCGTCGAACTGGTAAGAATCAGCGGCGGCAGTCGCGCGGCTCACCTCGATAAACTTGCCGTCGGCGCGTTTCATCACGCGGAGAATGTCGCCTTTCTTGGGTGTCCATGCTTCGCTCAACAGCTCGAATTTACCGGCCTTCTTGATTGTCACGCCGTTTTCACCGTCCGCGCCACATTTGAGGGCGATAACCTTGCCGACCTCGGCGTTGGCGATGTCGGTAATCTCGAAAGTGTTCGAGTTTGCGACGGTAACGATTGACGAGTGAAGGAGAGCGTCGGGGTTGCTGTCCTTGTCGCCTTCGATGAAGTAGGTTTCGGGGAGGTCGTAGTCGTTGCACCAGATGAGCTGGCGAGAACCGTCCATGTCGGCGCGGTTGGTGTACTTGTAACCAACGGCCTCGGCCTGAATTGATTCTTTCCAGTTGCTCCATACCTTCACCGTCCAGTCTTGCTGCTCAATCTGGAAACGGAGCATTTCGCCGGAAATCTGGCAGAATGACTTGATGTTTCCTTCGATAGTCCAGAAGATACGGTGGTGATTGTCGGCGTTGGGAATCGTTTCGATTTTGACGGCGGGGAATTCCTTAACGTAGTTGATACCGGCCTTATAGTCCTGATTCTGCCCGTAATGGGTTTCGTTGTACTTGTGATACCACGGGAGCATGAACGAGGGGATATAAAGCACGATTTTGCCGGTGTCGCGGAACGCGGAGGGAATCATGCTCGTGCCTTGGTAGAACACTTCGCCGATATTGCCGGGGGTGATACGCGGGAGGCTGAAGGGCTTAATTTGATAAACAGTTTTGCCGGTTGTGCCGCCGTTGGGAGTGAAATCGGTATGACCGTCCACGCGCTTGCGGAGATATTCATAGATACCGTCGGCGGCTGCCATTGCGCGGCCGGGCTTGTCGGGGTCGGGTTCTTTGCGCACACCGTTGACGTAGCGGAGTTCGCGTTCGTTATGGAGAACTTTCGCGGTTTCAACGAGAAGGTACTCGATAAACGAAAGTTTGACGGGGTTTGAGCCTTCACGATTGAGGTAACCAATCCAGCTCTTTTCGAGCTGCTTCAGGCTCTGGAACTTGTGAACGAACATCACGCCGTACATACGGAGCGTTTCGTGACCGAACTCGTAAGTACCTTTTGTAACCTTGTCGAACTCGCTCTTATCGGAGGTATCGGCCTGCGAGAACTCACCGAGGAACAGATTAACGAGGGTTTCGAGGTCCTGATGTCCGGCTTCGGTGGGGAACAGCTTGGTAATTGTCGGAAGTTCGACGAGGAACGACTGAAGGCGTTCGCTCCAACTTGTGCGGTAGAACGCGCCGAGGTCGTCCTGAAGTCCCTTGTAATCGACTGACGAAGGGGCGGCGACACCCATTACAATCTGTCCTTGATTGGCGAGAAGGGCGGCGCGGGCGCGCTGGTTGTAGGGGCGGTCGAGGCTGAAATATGAACCGGCAAGGCCACCGAGCTGCTGTTGGTCGTCGAGGTTGAAGGCCGGAGCGGTGGCGGTGGCTGAACCGGCACCCTTGCCGGGGTCGGTTTCGGGGAGGGCTGAAAGTGTCTGAATCTTGGCGTTCAGAGCGGTGATTTCTGCCTCCTTCGCCTGAATGGCTGCGGTGTGGGCTGCTTTGTCGGTGGCGACGGTCTGTTTGAGCGCGTCGAGTTCGGCGGTTTTGGCCTGAAGCTGCTCGGTAGTCTGACCGAGAACAGCGGCGACGGCTGCCATCTGCTGGTTGGGGGTTGAGCCGGTTGCGGCTGTTGGGGGATTCTGGAGGTAAGCGTTAAAGTCGTCGAGGAAACGGTCGGTAAAACCGTAGCCCTTCAACGCTGCGCGTTCCTCGTCCGAAAGGCACTCCTTGCCGTCCACCTTACTGAAGGAGGAAAGGCCGAGAATACCGAGAATCGCGGGGATAAGATTCGCAAAATTCATGTTTGTAATTGTTTGGTTGTTGAAATTATTTGTATAATTGTTCTGCCTTCCGGCTCGTTGCTTGTGCGAGTACCCATGTAACCGCGTCTTTCAATCCGCCGAACTGGTCGATATATCCGGCGGCCACTGCCTCGTCACCGCTGAACATTTCGCCACGGAAAAGAGGGAGTTCAGGGTCGTAGGTGATACCGAGATTACGCGCCACGGTTTCGGCAAATACCTTGTGAATCTTTTCGGCCTTCTGCTTTACGAGGCTTTCATCGTTGTTGTCAACAATGGCGCGGTATTCCTTATTCTTCAGGTCGGCGGTGTCCGGGTAAATTTCGCGGTAGTCGATTCCGTTCTGCCTGAAAAACTCTTTGAAACTGGTATGAGTGCAGACGATACCCACACTACCGACCTCGCAAAGTGGCGAGGCTATGAAAGTGCGGTCGCTTGCAGTTCCTAACCAGAAATGAGCGGAGGCCATGATGCCGGTTACAACTGTGGCGGTCGGCTTGGTGCAATTCTCTACGGCGGCGGCTGCTATGTCGAGGTGCGACACCATTCCGCCGGGGCCGTCGATAACGAACACCACGCCGCAAATATTCGGATTCAGTTCCGCCGCCTCTATCTGCTT